CCAAAAAATATTCGTGGTAAGCAACTTGTTTTTTTAAATTTTCTCATTTGTTTAGTTTTTAAGACATACACTACTTGTTTTGTTGTATATGTCGGTTAAATTAATACATAGCGACAAGTTAGCAAACATTATACTCTCTTTTCATATATTCTTTTGCTGTTTCATCATTCGGATTCCAAACACCTGCGTCATAGGCATCAATCATATCTTGGAGAGTATAACGATTGCTAACAGCGTGTTTACGCAATGCTTTCAGTTCTATTATACAATCAATGTATGCACCTTTTCTTGCTCTATCCTCTTTTGTCTTATCTCCACAAGCTTTTGCTTTTTCTTGGAGTTTTTTAATTAGTTCATCCATTTTATTTAATTTTTTTGTTAATAAAAAGCACTGCGTAAACACGCAAACCGTTATAAGCTATTTTAGTGATGGTGCAAATATTCACTATTTACTTTTGAATCAAGTAAAGATTTTGAAAGTGCTTGATAATCTGAATTGCAAACTAAAAATCCTTTTTCGGTTCTAAAAATTCGCAAGTATTTTAAATTCCAATTTTGCACTCGATTATCATTTGCTAGTAAGTCCATCATTCGCCATTCACCTTTACCACCAGATTCTTCATAAAGTCTATTAAGTAAATCTTTCAATTCTATTTCAGTAAAAAAGAAATGATTATACTTACTAATTGTTGACCAATCTTTATGAAGTTTATCATTAAAATTATATCCTACGTGAAAATCACGAGTATCTACATTAAACCTATTATTTTTTTCGCAATTCCAATCAATATCTTGAAAGAAAACCCATTTATTTTGTTGTCCCATAAAAACAGCTTATAACAGTGGTTTGGCAATATTGCCGTTTAGTTTTTCAGCGGAAAATCCGCAATTAAATCATATTTATATTTTCAATTCACGTTCTCGGATAGGCAACATCGCCAAGCCACCAAACGTTAGTGGCAACCGTAGGACACCCGACACCGAGCATCCTACGAACCACAAAAACTATTTTGATGGATTAGGCGAACAAGCACCTTTCTTTTCCCCTTGCACATCTTTTTCAGAAATGCCATCGCTGATAATTTCAATTTGTGCTTCATCAAAATAGATACTGTCAATTGGTTTCCCGTCCTTTAATTCGGTTGGTTGAATGCAGTATCTGTTACATCCAGTTAAGAACTCACATCTTGCAGTTAAGATGCCTTGAAAACCCGTGATTTTGTCTTTGGCTTTTTTGCCTAATTCGTGTGTAAACATTTTATTTATTTTGGTTTTTATTAAGCCGACCAAGGCATTATCTTAAAACGGCAGCCACTAACATTGCATTGGCAAAAAAGGGGCTGACGTTGTAAATTGAACATTTGTGCTACTATGAAGCATTGTGTAAGGGTTGAACATTCGTGTCCCAAATCCCCTTCTTCGCCAATGCTTCAACGTTAGGTGCAATTGTCCTACCACCAAAGCGACATAAATATTTTAGGGAACTTCTCAAATCCTTCAAACATTTGCTTTTCTTCTTCGGGTGTATGTATGCAACCGCCATTGTCTCTGCTTACTAATTCCATTGCCTTTATAAAGCAATCAATATCGTTTACCAATTCATCGTCACGTTTCAAAAAGTCATTTGCAATTTCTTGATAACGCTTCAATCTTGGTAAGATAAATAGTGCTATTGAATCTCTCAAAGACCAAGTTTCACTATCGTCAAATCCTCTTTCAATTCTTTGCTTTATAAAGTCAATTTCTCTCTTATCATCTTTATCAGTAAGAGAAAAGCAAATGTTTGGCACTCCCAAATATTTAACATCAACTGCACCTAACAGCACATTGCCAAAAGCGGGGGTTTTATTTTTCAAATCATCATTTTCCATATTTTCAAATTTTGTGTTTCAATTAAAGTTTAGTGGTTTAATGCCCCACCTTCGGCAATCTGCAAAACGTTATAACCCATTTTACAATTCAGTATATTCATATCCTAGCACCTTGATAAATTCCTTTACATCGTCTTTGCTCATTACATAATCTTCAAATTTATGGTAAGTTTCTTCGTCTGCTTCACAAAAATATAACATACCTCTTTGAATATGGAAGCCTTCTAAATCTTCAACAATATCTTCAACTAAGTACTCTTTCTTTTCAATAATGAAAGCATAATCGTCAGTTACATAGCCTACTTCAAATGTTGCATATCCTTCAAAAGAAGAAATATTGAAAGCGTGTTTGATTTGTTCTTTTTGTTGCAACCATTCAAAGGTTTCGCCTTCAAACTTTTTGCCTATTAAAAAATAGTCTTTTTTTACTTTTTCAACTACAATTAATGGATATTGGCTTTCAATAGCTTCGTTTGTTATGTTAGCTACCCACCCAACATCAGTTATTTTTGTTTCATTTTCGGTTAATTCGATTAATTTGTACATTGTTTTAGTTTTAAATGGTTATTTAATGGCTCAAAGTTACACTCCTTTTTGATATATTTATCAATTTGAGTAAAATAATTTTATTTTTTTTAAATTATTTTTATGAAGTTCTTTGCATTCGTTGTTAAATTCCTTTGAATTATGGCAGTCTTCATGGTGCTTTCTGCAAAGTGCTATTAAGTTTTCAATGTAATCTTTTATTTTTGAACCACCCATTTTTTTATTATCAAGGTGGTGGATGTCTACAGCCTTAGTTCCACAAACTTCACATGGAATAAAGTCGCTTATATCGTAACCAAAGTAATCGAAATAAATTTTTACATATTTTTTCATTTTAAATAATCATCTATGATTGCTTTTGTATATTCAAAACCTAATCCAAAAATAGAAAAATAACCTTTATTGTTTAAATGCTGCATACTTTCTTCTTGTTCTTTTACGTGCTTATTATTTCTTAATTCACCTTTATTTGTAAACGCTTCATTAAAATCTTTCTTTAACTCGATGATAAGACCATGATAGCCTTTTTTAGGCTCTAATATAATTAAGTCTAATTGCTTATGTTTTGAGCGTTGTGCTTTCATTTTAACGGCTAAACCTATTGGAACTCTAACTCCAGAACTTTCACTTGTAAAATAAACGTTTGGATATTTAATTTTTATATAGTCGCAAATTGCTTTGTGTATGATCTCTTCTTTTTTCATAGTTTTTTGTTTAGGCTGCTTCATTAACTAAATTTACTACTTTTTTATAATAATATTCCGCTTTTTCGTCTTTTGTTTCAAGTAATCCGTTTATAGCTTCTATACAAGCCCCAATTATAGACCTCTCTTTATAATTAAAAATACCTATTATTTCTTTTTGCTTATATCCCATTTCGTATAAAATTTTTACAAAACATTGCTTAATTAATATTACATCAACTTTCCTTGTATTTCTGTGGTGGTATAAATTATGTTCTTTTAGTATTAAAAAATAAAGCTCTTTTGCTTTGTCAGTAGTTATATGCTTATAAGGTAGCATTGATTCAACTTTCTTTTTAATATCCTCAAAAGTAGGTTTTACGCTTAAACTATCAAATTGCTTAAGCCATTCATGTATTTGTATTAATTCGTTCATTTTAGTTTATTTTGTTTAGTATTTCGGTTATGTAATTATCAGCTGCTATGTATTTTTCTTGTTTTCTTTGCCATTTCATTTGAAAGTTATTGCAAACAATGTTAATCGTACATTCCTTTTTATTAAATATTTTACCTATTTCTTTAAGCGTTAAAAGTCCTTTTTGCCTTGCACCTTTGCGAATTGTTTTACTTCTTAAGTTGTAAATGTAGTTTAATAATGCTGCTCTTTTACATTGTATTTCGTGATTTCTTGTTGAAATAAACTCTTTTTCATCTACCTTTAAATCGTAGCTTATAACTTTGATTGCTTCCTGGATTAGTTGTTTTGATTCTTGTTTCATTGTTTTTGTTTTAGTAGTTCTTTCATTTTGTTAATTCTCCATTGTAGGCAGTCTATGGCTCTTTTTCTTTGTAAGTAATCATTGGGAGTTTTAAGCCAAAAAGAATTTAATGATATTTTATTTCCAATAACACACATTTCAAAAGATATATCTATATCTAAAATTGCATCACTTGCATAGCAAATACCCTCATTTAAGTATTTATCTTGTAAAAAATCTTTCCATTCCTTTTCAGGCAACTCCTTAACCGCCTTTTCATAAATCGGGATTAGTTTCTCAAATACTTCTCTTAGTTCTTTGCTTAGTTCTATTTTCATTGTTTTATTTTTTAGTTAGTAATTGTTTTATTTCGTAGTTTAAAATGGAGTGTCGTTTTCTTCTTGGTGCTCGTGGCTTAAATCCCTTACATTAGTCCATTTGCCAGCACCGAATGGTGTTAATACTTTTTCTTGTATTGGCTCAATAGTTTTATCGGTGTCTTTGAACGAAGTATTCGCTCCGTTAAATTCAAAGTTAATAGTTTCTAAGTTGCCATTTCTATGTTTAGCAATAATTAATTCGCAAATGTCGGGTGCATTTTCATTTTTAGAATAGTACTTATCGCGATATAAGAAAGCCACAATGTCAGCATCTTGTTCTATACTTCCACTCTCTCTTAGGTCGCTTAACATCGGTCTTTTATCCCCTCTGCTTTCAACTGCTCTGCTTAATTGGCTAAGTGCGTAAACGGGAACTTCCAACTCTTTAGCCATTACTTTTAAATTTCGTGAAATTTCGCTTATTTCTTGTTCTCGGTTTCCTTTTTGTGATCCACTTGCAAGCTGCAAATAATCAACTACAATAAAATCTAAGCCATATTTGTTTTTTACTCGTTTAGCTTTCAACTTCATTTTTGGTACACTTATAGCTGCGCTATCGTCAATAAGTAAACTCATTTTAAGTATGCGCTTACGTGCGTTGTCTAACTTTTCCACTTGGTCAGCGTAAACCTTTTTATTTTCTATATTCCTACCATTTAGCCCACTTAATTGGCTTTCTACTCTGCGTATTAATTGTTCACGGCTCATTTCAAGGCTAAAAAACAAAACACTCTTTTTGCTTTCGGCTATTTGTGTGCATAGTTGCAAAACAAATGCAGTCTTACCCATACCCGGACGGGCTGCTAAAATTATAAGTTCCCCTTTTTTATGTCCATTAGTGCAAATGTCTAACTTTTCAAAGCCCGTACTTAATCCTTTGCCATTGTTTAAAGTTCTTTCTTGTTCAATATCCTTAAATACTTCCCCGCTTAATTTTGGAAAAGTAGTATCTTGAAAGTTAATAGCGTTGTCAATGTCGCTAAGAAGTTTGTCAGTAACGTTAAAAATATCTTCCTTTTCGTAACATTTGTGTATGGCTTCGTTACATACTTGTATAGTGTTTCTACTTATCCAAAATTGGCTAATTAGCCTTGCATGGTATTCAATATTTGCACTACTTGAAACATTACTACTTAATTCAGCAATATAAACATACCCTCCAACCTTATCCAGTTGCTTTGTTTCTTTCAATATTGCGCTTAATGTTAAAATATCAATAGGCTTGCTATCATTATTTAACCTAATCATTGCACTAAATATAATTTCATGTATCGGCTCGTAAAAGTGTCTTGGCTGCAAAATATCAATTACTTTGCTAAACGCTTCTAATTCTAAAAGTATAGCACCTAATATGGCTTTTTCTAAATCAATTGCTTGAGGCTGAATAAGCCCTAATCCGTCTATCTTTTCCATTACTTTACTTTTATCCAATTAAAAAAATGTCTTGTAAAATTGTTGTAGCTATCGGTAAGAACTCCACCTTTAACCTTATGCGTATAAAATTGCTCAATAGTTGCTTTAAAATCTAAATTAGGGTAAAGCATTGCAAATAACTCCGAATGTTCTTGATTTTCTAAAAGTAGGTTTGAAAGTTCTATTAAGTTTAGATTGTTTAAAAAAACATTGGGTGGCGCAGCTTTTGTATTTATTACACTCTCACTATCATTTACATTATCATTAACACTATCATTTACATTAACACTATCAGTTGAATTTGTTGAAGCTTGTTCAACACTTTCAACACTTGTTGAATTTGTTGAAGCTTGTTCAACAAATTTTAACGCTCTTAATTCTGCTGAACGCTTACCCGCTTCACTTCTTTTTGATTTAACTTCGATGAATTTAACTAAATCCCTTTTTAAAGTTAGTTCAATTGGTTTCCATGCAGTCAATAAAAGTCTATCCGTTAAAATAGGGTTTTTGTCATTTACATAATCAAATAAATGCCTAAATAATACGCCCATTTCTTCATTTGTTAAATGTTCTAAGCTTTTTATCATATCTGCATACAACACAAAAGATTTCTTATTTTCTGCCATAATTTTGTAAATTAAAAAAGCCTTTTCACTTTCGCTTAGGCTCTCACATCTAAGTTACTTGTAAAAAGGCTTTATAAATAAAGTTCTTTTAGTTGCTATAACGTGAGAGCGCAACCATTTACAAAATCAAAGTTAAATAAAGTTTAGAACTTATCCAACTCTTTTAGCGACCAATTTTTGAAACTTTCAAATTTAGCCTTAATTTCATTAACGCTATCGTTTGATAAATCAGTATTAGGTAACTGAAAGCTATTTACCCATGCTTCCATTTGTTTTTTAATTGGTGCTTTTGCTAATCTTTCAGCTTCTTTTTTAGCTTCTAATTCTGCTTGCTCTTCTCTTTGCTTAGCTTCACGCTCTGCACGTTCTTTCGCTTCTAATTCGGCTTGCAATTTAACTTGTTTTGCTCTTTCTTCTGCTAATTCAGCTTGTCTTTTGGCTTCTAACTTTTCAGCTTCTTTACGTGCATTTTCACGCTCTAATTCTGCTTGTTTTGCTGCTTTTTCTGCTTCGGCTTTTAAGCGTTCATTTTCAAGTTTTATTTTTTCTTGTTCTTCTAAATACTCTTTTTTAGCGTTTACCAAACTTTCTAATAGTTCTTTATATTCATTTTCGCTTAAATCTCTTAAATTTGTTTCAGCATTAAAGAATTGAATATAAGGCGCAATTTCGTATTTTCTTGTACGCTCTAAATCATCTAATCTAATTTGCTCTAATCTTTCTGATTCGGCTTTTGCTTCTGCTTCTTTGATTGCTTTGTAATCGGTTTCTTTTTTAGAAAAATACGCTTCCCAAACTTCGCTATCCATTTCTGCAAGTTTCATTAAATTTACATTTTCAACTCCAAAAGGAACTAATAATGCTTCACGCTCACTTTGTAATTTAGCTAATCTTTCTTTTTCTTGATTAACAAAATAGTTTTGTATTTCTTCCAACTTTTCTTCCATTTGTTCAACTGGTAGAGTAATCTTGTTTTTGATTGCATCTACATATCTACCAGCTGCAAGGTAATACGCTTTTTCTACTTTGTGAATATCCGAAATACTTGTACGAATTTTAACTAAACGCTTTCTTAATTCGTTTGCTTTAATTACAAGTTCGGGCGTTATTTCACTTGTAATGATTTCATTATATTGCTCAACGTATGCTTCACGTTCTGCAATCTTTGGCGTAAATGCGCTTTCAATTTGAAGTGCTTTTGTTTCTTCTAAATTAAATTCGCTTGCTGGTACTAACATTTCTTTGCTCATAATTTTTATTTTTTAAAATTAAAAAAGGCTTACTCTTATCATTTAGCAATGGGACTACTAAAATCAAAAAATAAGCCGTTAAAAGTTCTTATTGAGTGTCCCATACTCAAAATTTACTCCGCTAAGATAATACTTAGCTTTGAATTATCAAAATTTATTCAAAAAATTCTTGTTGCTTAATCTTTGCTTTAAATCTGCTTTTTGCGTGTGTTAAATTAATTTTAGCTTGTTTAAAATAGCTATCTTTTAATTCAATTCCAATAGCTTTACGACCTAAAGAAATTGGACTATAAACCTCACTACCTACACCCATGAAAGGAGTTAAAACAACATCGTTAGGATTTGACCATAAAGAAACACATCTATCAATTACATCTAATTGTAAAGGGTGTACATGCTTTTCGTCATCTTCTTCTTTACTATCCCTAAAAGGTAGTACATTGTCAATTCTAACATCGTCCCAAACACTTGATGCGTAACGTTGCCAAATGTAATGATTAAGCTTTGTTATTTTATCTTCTTCATTAATTTTATTCAAGTGTTCCCAAAGTTCTGTTTCATTTAAATTGCTTTCGTTTGCGTTGTTCCAAGCTTTTAAAATGTTTGGCAATATCGGAGTTTCTCCAAAATATTCATTAATTCCAAAAGGGTGTGTTACGGGTTTTTCTACTTCGCCTTTTTTCTTAAATAATAGTAAGTAATCTGGTTGAGCTGGAAAACATTTTGTACTATCTTCAACTATAAATTTATGCATTAAAGATTGAACCATTGTTCTCATTCTAACTTTTAAAGGTTCTTTCCAAATAGTTATACGCCCTTTATATAAAAATCCGTGCTTTTCGTGTAATCTAATAACCTCATTAGGGAAATCCCAACTACTACCATCATTTTCTACAATTTCTGTAACGTGAACGCAATTAACGCGCCCTTTTTTTGTTACTCTTGCAAGTTCTTTTATTAAAAAATCATATTGCTGTAAAAATTGTTCTTTGTTTTCGCAATTACTAAAGTCGTTTTCACTACTAGAATAATTATATAATCCTGCAAAAGGTGGGCTATAAATTGACAAGTCTATGCTCTCATCTTGTAAGGTTGGTAAAACTAACATACAATCGCTATTATAAATAGCGTAATTGTCAGTTACTAATTGGTCTTTTACTTTGTTTTCCATTTGTTTAAGTTTTAAGTTTTATAAAAAATTGGGTTTAATAATATCTTTTGAAAATTCTTTTTTGTTTTCGGTAAATACTGAATTTACATTTTTAGTTAAACTTTCGTGTAATTCAATAGCTTTTTTTGTTTTTTGTTGTAAGGCTTCTAAAACTCTTGTTTGTCCATTGGAAATAACTAAATCAATAGTTACATCTTTCTTTTGGCCAAACCTCCAAAACCTACGAATAGCTTGGTAATATTGTTCATAAGACCATGTAGGGAAAAATACAGAATGATTACAATGTTGCCAATTTAATCCGAATGAAGTCATTTTAGCTTTAGTTATAATTCTTTCAATATTGCCATTAGCAAAGTTCAACAAAATATCTTCTTTTTTTTCGATTGTTTGACTCCCAATTATTTCAACTGCATTTTTATCCATTTCTTTTAAATAAGCACTTTCTTGATTAGTATTGCACCAATAAACAGAAGTTTTACCATTTGCCAACTCAACAGCTTTTTCGCATCTTTGTAGTTCTGTTTGCTTTTGTTCTAACCTTACATCTATCATTGATTTTGCAATTGGTGTAAATAACTGAACTTGTCCATTAATATCAACTAAACTTTGATTTTCTACTAAATGCTTATTTGTTATTAAGTTTGGTAATATATATCTTTCATTTGAAAATCCAATATCGCTTGGCATTTTAACCATAATAGACCATTGATTAACCCATGCAAAAAAATCCTTTTCAGCGTGTGGTTTTAGGTAAAATTTTTCTCCAATGTTTCTATTATTGCTATCAACTGAATTTTGATTGTTTTTAAAAAACTTTCCTAACATATCCATATACCCCATATATCCCAAAGCTTCGGAACTTGTACCCAATTCAATAAAATCATTCGGGCTTGGGGTGGCCGTACTTAAAAATCTATAATTGATTTTCTTAACAAAAGCTGTTACTTGTCCTTTAATTTTGCCATCAAAGTTTTTTAATATACTACTCTCATCACAAATAACACATTCAAAATCATTACTATTAAAATAATGCAATCTTTCATAATTGCAAATAACTATTTTTTTTGTGTGCTTTCCGTCTTTTGAATATTCAATATCGTCAATTCCTAACTTTTCAGCTTCTAAAATAAATTGAAAAGCAACTGCTAAAGGTGTTAAAATAAGCACCTTTTTGTTTGTTTTTAGTACTACGTTTTGAGCAATAGATATTTGCATTAAAGTTTTACCTAATCCAGTATCGGCAAATATTGCCATTCTACCTTTTTTGACTGCTTTTTCAATTATAAACTTTTGAAAATCAAAGGCAATACTTGGATAATAATTTGCATTAAATCCATAGTTACCTATAGAGTGCTTTTTGCTCTCTAAAAATTCGTTGTAATTCATGTTTTAGTTTTATTGGTTAAATAATTATACAAAGATAGCAAACTTTTATTAATTTACTCACTTTGATAAATTTTATTTCGCTTTTTCTAAACTTTCAAAATACTTTTTGTCTAAAAATATGTCAAGTTCTTTGCTAATGTTGGTTAATTCGTTTAAAGCTGAACGATACTCCGTAGGATTGTCAATTTTGCCTATTCTGCATAGCGTGTCGATGTAAGTTTCACATTCCTTAGTGAAAGCCTTACCTTTTTGTTTTAAGCCGAATTTAACAACATTCTGCGCTTCGAGTGCTTCGTAGCGTTCTATTACTTGTGTGCATAGCAAAAGTAATATGTTTAGTTCTTTTTCGATGTTCATAAACTATACTTGAAATATTGTTAATTGCTTAGGCTTTCTTTCATAGCCAAATAAATCAAAGTACCCATTATTTAAACCTTGCTTTAGCCAATTTTCAGCTTTCTTTTGAGCGTGTTTGCGTGCATAGTAATCCCATTCGGTTTCGGGAACTGGTGCGTAAATAGTGCCACATTCAGCATCAATAGCTTTTATTAATCCCATTGCTTGCAAATCGTTTAAACGGCTGCTAAAGTCGCCTTTGTTGGCTTTTTGTAATGCTATTTTTAAAGTTACTAAAGTTTGAGCGCCACCTAAAATAAGGCGGTAAATTTGCATCTTTTCGCTTTTAAATTTTCCGCTTTCCATTCCTTGAAGGAAAGCGTTACGGCTTGCGTTTGTCATAGTTTTAGTTTAAGGTTAAAATTTTAAGGTTAATTCTTCGTTCGGTAGTGGACAAATAATGTCCATATTTGTTAGCATCCATTGTCTTATTTTTTCGTGGTATTCTTCCATTTCAATAGTACTATTTTCGCTTGTAGATTTCAGCAATGCAACTACTTCGCCAGTCTTTTCATTAACTTTTTCTACTCTATTAAAAGTACTTTTTAAATGTTCGTGAGTTGTTTTAATATCCCAAATTTCGCCAAAGCAATCATTTATACCTTGCTGAAACATTGGAACAATAACGCCCCAATAATACCTATTTTGCTCATTACTTCGTTTTTTGCGTGATCGTTCAAAAGTAATGTCTATTTTCTTACCCTCGAAACTTGCAACTATTTCGCTTAATTTCTTTCGATTAGTGGCTAAAGTTCCGTTTTTTACTTGGGTAGATATTGTTACTTTTTTCATACTAACTGCTTTAATAGATTTTTTAAACCTCTGCAATCTTTTATACTTTTACCCGTTGCCCACCCTTTGTAAGGATAAAAAGTAATTTCTTTATCTTTGTATGGGAACTTAATAAAATTCTCGCTTATTTCGGTTGGATAAATTCCTATTTTTTGAAGTTCGTAAATAGAATGTTCACGCCTTCTTTCGGTTTCTTGTTTTATAAATTCTTTCATTTTAAAAACTTTTTACTACTTTCGATATGACTATTCCAAAAATTGTCAGCGTATTTATGTGCTGCTTCAACTCGCTCAATTAATCTTTGTATATCCGATTCATTTCGTTCACATGAAAAGATTTTAAGCCTTTCGTACTTTGGTATCGGATTTGGTGCAAGTTCTCCAAAAAAGCAATTATTTGATAGTTGCGTTAATGCTTTTACATACTTTTCATTGTATGTATCAAATCCAAACTCTGCAAGCAATTTATCGTTTAATGATTTAAACATTGCATGAGGCATATCAACCAAACAATAAGCTAAATCAAAATATTGCTTATCGTAAAGCCTACAATAAACTTGACCTTGCCAATAGTAAAGGTCTTTAAAATCCGCTTCAAAGAAAGTAAAAATGTCAAAACTGCTTTTTATATCCGTTACTTTATTTTCGCTTAACAAATCACATTCGCCAGTAAAATAATCGTCCGTTATCCTTGTTGTTCTGTGGTCATAAAATTCGCCAGTAACATCACAAAGCAAATCGACACTATCTTGTTCAACTAAAATTCCTTTTTCAAGATACTTAGATTTTATTTCTTTTTTACGTTTATACATAAATTCAATTACTGAATTACGCACAAAAGTCTTAGCCGTTTCACTTAGTTGTGGATTTGCTTTTTTGTATCTAATGTCTTGAAGTTCGGCTTCCATGTTTGGAGTGAGTGGCTTACCTAAACCGCCCGCTCTTTGCTCTAATTCAAATAGTTTTGATTCTTGGATGTCGGTTAATCCAAAATTACCAACCATTAAATTACCTACTCCAGATGCTCTAAATTTTAACCCTTGCATAACTCTTCCATTTTTTCAGTGTACAATAAACTAAGTTCTAAATTTTCGCCAGCTACATTTGCAACTTTTAATAATTGTTCTTGACTTGTAGCTGCTAAGATTGCTTTCTTTGCTCTTTCGTGTGCCTTGTCGTCTGCGCTTTCTGCAAGCGTTAAATCAGCAGTATAATTAAGCGTATCTTTTCGGTTTAAGTTAGCACCAAACAAGTTTCCGAAATGGTCGCACGCATCTTTTATGGCTATTGTTTTAGCCATTGGATAAGCCATGCTTAATGCTCCGTTATTTATGTTTATTAAGTCGCTTGGGCTTGTACCTTTTGCCGTTTGTAATTGGCTTGCTCCTATACCATCATGAAACTCCATTTCTCCCGTAATCGGGTGTTCATAGTGAACTCTAACTACAACATAAACTCCGTTAAAGCTTGTACCCTCTCTTAATATTTCAATTCTGTATTTCTTGAAAATCTTTTGAAGTAAAAACTCTATTTTATCAATAGGTAAGTATTTATATGGCACTTTAACTTTTGCGCCATTTCTTTCTACTTCTTGCTTAATATATGGGTGTTCTTTTACCCATTCTTTTTTTGGTTCGTTGTTTAGTAATGTTAAAAGTACATCGTTTTTGTATGCAACTTCTTTATCAAGATACAAGTCTTGAATTTTAGGCAAATTTTTCTTTTCCATGTGTTTTAGTTTTTTGGTTAATGATAGCAAAGATAAATAAATTTTATCAAATTGAGTAAATTAATGGTAATTTTCTTTGTAGTACTTATTGGCATCTTCATATTCTGCAATATCTTTATCATTCTCGGTTACGTAGTTTGCATCGCTAAATCCATTACGATACCCTTGATTAAAAGCTAATTTAATTTGAACTTTTTCTTTTTCAAGTGCATTTTTAAGCATACCATAAAAAACTTTCATTGATATTTCAACTCCACTATCGTAATCCATAGCAACAATATCCATAATTTCTTGAATTGCAGTTTTATTTTCCATTTATTTCAGTTTAATTATTTAAAAAATTGTTTCAAATCCTCACATTTGCATTTGAAAATTTCAGCAAGTGCGTACATTTCTTGAGCAGTCCAGGTAGAACCAGAACGCTTTTTGTTGTATATACGTTCATTGTTCATTAGCTTTCCTATTGAAGCCCAAGTAAAGTTAGTTTTGTTCTTTTCGTTGAAGTGCTTAATAGCATCGTCCAGGTTAAAATTTGTGTTTAATATTTTCATAGTTTTTTAATTTTTCCGTTATCAATTAGTTTTTTCATGTCCTTTTCTAAGTATCTTCTTTGTACTGGCTCGCTTCCGTTGTAGCTTACTGAACAAATCCATACTTCTTTTTCAATACTTAAGACTTCGCATAGTCGGTGTTCTAGTTGAAATTTAAATCCTTTGTGCATTAATTACCACTTCTACTTTTTAGGTATTGGTATGCAGTCATACCAGAAGCCTTAACCCTATTAATGATTAAATTCATGTCTTTGTCTTGTGGCGTTTTTTCTTCTATTTGGTATGATTTTTTGCCGTTTATCATTCGATAATTACCATTTTCATCGGTTAGTAAATCGCCTATTTTTTCATCAATTTGCAAGTTTATATCTAAGTCTTTATGTCTTAATGATTCACTCATTTTCTTTTATTTTTAATTGTTACTTAAATTTTCCCATTCCTCTATAAAGTCATACACTTGCATAAATTCACTACCTTTTAATGCTAAGATATTGGTAATTTTAATAGCTAAATCGCTATTTAAAATGTGCCCGTAAAACTTGTTGCATGTTACGTGAAGTTCGTCTCTTTTGTTTTCGTTTACCCGCAACCTGGTTACGATGTAAGTGCCTAGACTACCTTTCATTATTTTTTCATGAATTGTTCAACTAATAAAATATACTTTTCATACTCGTTTATTTCGCTTTCAGAATAGCCATCATTTGAGCCTATTTTCTTAAAGTTTGCTTTCCATTCTTCAATAGTATGAGTGTGGCAACCAATCGAAATACTATTATTCCCAACGTATGTTACACTATGCTTTGAACCATTTAAATAAATTCCGTTTATTAGCTTTATTTTACTTGCTACTTTTGCTCTTGAGCCTAACGTGCAATTGTCGCCTAACGTGCATTTGTATCTTAACTTGCAATTGTATCCTAACTTGCAATTGTTTCCTAACGTGCAATTGTATCCTAACTTGCAATCGTCGCCTAACGTGCAATCGTCGCCTAACGTGCAATTGTCGCCTAACGTGCAATCGTCGCCTAACGTGCAATTGTCGCCTAACGTGCAATTGTCGCCTAACGTGCAATTGTATCCTAACTTGCAATCGTCGCCTAACTTGCAATTGTTGCCTATTGATATTCTTCTACTTAAAAATTCATCTTTTAAATCTTCTAAGTTTTCGTAATTATGAGATTTCCAATTATAATTTTCATCTCTTAAATAAATTGTTTTCATAATTTTAGTTTTATTGGTTAATGTCGTATTGACGGTTATTGTTCTTCAATGTTATCTTCAAAATCATCTACAATATCTTTACTTAATTTAATAAGTTTTATTGCATACTTTCTTTCGCTTTCCGAAAGTTCGTCTAAATTTTTGCTTGCAAGTGCTTCAAAACAATCTTGTAAATCTCTGTATGTATTTTCAAACATACAATAACTCATATTTGCCATAGTTTTAATTTTAGTGGTTAATAATTATACAACAAAGATAAACAAAGTTTTTAATTATTTATCAAATTGAGTAAAAAATATTTAAGAAAGTTGTAAAAAAGCAAAAGGGGCTATTAACCCCTTTGCTTCGGTAACCAGCCGATTAAAAACTAAAACTAACAACAGATAGGCATTGCACCTACTATGAAAATCTTAACAAAGATAATAAAGTTAGTTGGATTACAAATAAAAAAGCCTTAATTTTTAATTATCCCTAACTTATAAAAAATCTTTAACTTTTCCCCTATAAACATTCCACTGCCTAACAAGCCAACTAAGCCACCGCCACCTGTTAAAGCTTGTGATAAAGTCATATTCCATAAAAAAGTCTTAATAGTTGAAAAGAACTGAAACACAAAATTAGTCTTAGTTTCTTTCTTGTTATTACTCTTATTCTCTTTAGCTTCAAATTTTGCCACTTTTACCGCCTTTTTTCCCTCATTCTTGATAGTTTCGGCTTCTTGCTTGGTATCCGCTTCATTTAGCTTTATTTCTGCCTTAGCTTCGATTTTTGCAAGTTTAACATCCTGGCGATTAGTTGGCTGATCTATTATGATATTGCCATCTTGTTTAGCTTCGATAATTGTAGTTAATCGGATTACTTCCTTTTCGCATTCGCTTAGTTTCTTTTTCGGAGTTGCGAAAATGGATAGTGGGATTAATATAAGGATTAGTATTTTCACGCTTTTAGTTTACTCAAAGATACTAAAAAGGAACATCACTATCAACAATTATTTCAACTTTTTTATTAATAGTAGTTGTCATGCTTACACATTGAGCAATAGTCTTTTTGTCATTCGATATTCGATAACCATCTTTATTTCCTATTTTTATAATGTTCAACTTTTTTAAAGTAGTACAATAGTTATTATTAGTTGGTAACTTGTAAAGTTCTTTTTTATGCCAACCATAAAAAAACTTTTTATAATAAAATCCTTTTTTAAATATCATTTTTTACCGAATTTATAAGACATAGCGATTAGTTAGCGGTAATTTAAGACAGAGAACGTGCCAACCTTTGCCTTCTCACCGAAAATGATAATACACATCGGCAACCACAATCCACGTTCTTCATCATTAAAATTTACTTCGCCATTAATAAAACGAATTTCTGCTTTTACACAAACTTCCGCCCACCATTTTGTATTGCTTCTTACAGGTATTAAACAAACTTTCGTTCCTCCAAACCTTTCAGCATCATTACACGCTTTCTTTACCCACTTATTCAAATCTCTGCTAAATGGTGGGTTCATCCAACAATTACCTTCCCAATTCATAGCAAGTGAATTATCTTCCTTTGTCCAATAATCGGGCAGTTTGTGGTTTAATGCACTTGCACAAACATCTTTTGTTAAGCCAAATTCATTTATCAATGGCTGTACTATTTTCAACGGAGTGCTATACTCAACGCTGTTACTTTCTCCTACTACTTGTGTTCCCATATTTTAAATTTTAATTCCGTTAATAAACTACCGCTAACAAGGTATTTGCAAAATTGCCCATCAACATTTGTGCTTAATTTGAAGTATCTGCAAGGGCAACTTCGCAAATACCCAGCCCGTTACCAGTAATAGTTTCCCACCGCACACTAAAACGGTAATCCATCGTCATTTGTGTTTGAGGTTGTTACTACTGGCTTTTTATAGTGCCTGTTTTCATTATAAAATTGTAGTGCTTTTTCAACGTGTTCAGCTTCATTTTGGCTTATCTCTAATTTATTCAGCATCGAAGCTAAATCATACATAGCAGTTAAAGCACTACTTAATTTTTGTTCAAGGTCAGGCACTACAACATCCCGTTCCCAATGTAACTCGCTTAGTAATTGGTTTATAAATTGTTGGTCTTGGTTATTTTGGCTTTGTGAAATCTGAACACAATCCTGTTCGTTCCAACAATCTCTACCAAGTACACCGCCACAACCTCTGCAAATTTTCATATTTATATTATTTTTGTTAATAAATCCAACGCTAAACTACTACTGGTAACACAGTATTTGCGCCATTAAAACGAGCGTAAATACTACGTTGTGCGTCATTCCGCAGCGACATCCTGCGGGTTCAAGACACACCTAAAATCATCCAGCACCATTGCGACAATCATTTGCCTGAAGTCCGGCAACATTTCATTCCAGTGGACACAGTGA